TTTCTTATCTCATCACTAACTGTTTTATTATTAGCGGAGTAATCCGACATTGGAACTAAATTATGAGTGACTTTATTTGGGTTGAAAAGTATCGACCCAAAACTATTGATGAATGTATTCTTCCCGAAGGTATCAAAAAAACCTTCAAGGACTTTCTAAATACTGGTGAGATTCCTAATCTACTTTTATCTGGACCACCAGGTATAGGTAAGACTACAGTTGCTAAGGCATTGTGTTCTGAACTGGGAGCAGACTTTTATGTTATCAACGGTTCTGACGAAGGTAGGTTCTTGGATACGGTTCGTAACCAAGCGAAGAACTTTGCGTCAACAGTCTCTCTTACTGCTGAAGGAAAGCATAAAGTCATCATCATCGACGAAGCAGACAATACCACTGCCGACGTACAACTCCTTCTTAGAGCAAACATTGAGGCATTCTACAAAAACTGTAGATTTATTTTCACCTGCAACTATAAGAACAAGATCATTGAACCTCTCCATAGTAGGTGCTCTGTTATTGACTTTAGTATTAGTAGAAAGGATAAACCATCAATTGCAGCACAGTTCTTCAAAAGAATAAATGACATTCTTGAAAAAGAAAATATCGAGGGTGATAAGAAAGTTATAGCAGAACTCATCAATAAGTATTTCCCTGACTGGAGAAGGGTTCTAAATGAATGTCAGAGATATTCTGTAGGAGGAAAGATAGATGTTGGTATACTTGCAAACTTAGATAATGTAAACGTCAAGGAACTTATTGGTTATTTGAAAGCAAAGGAGTTTCCTAATGTTAGGAAATGGATAGTTCAAAACCTAGATAATGATCCCAGTGTTATACTGAGGAAGGTTTATGATTCAATTTACGAATACATGAAGCCTAAATCTATACCAGAGGCGGTATTGATTATTGCGAAATACCAATATCAATCTGCCTTTGCTGCTGACCAAGAGATAAATCTATTGGCAGCACTAACTGAAATTATGTGTAACTGCGAATTCAAATGAAATGTTTAGTAACTGGTGGGGCAGGTTTTATCGGTTCCCACATAGTAGGTAAGTTGTTACAAAACAACCATGAGGTTGTTGTTATAGACAATGAGTCTGCTGAATCAAACGATGCTTTTAATTGGTATGATGACCACGCTCAAAATCATGTCGTAGATATACGAGACTTCGATACTTGCCGTCCTTTGTTTGATGGCGTTGAGTATGTGTTTCACCTAGCAGCACATAGTAGAATACAAGTTGCTATGGAACGTCCTTTGGAGTGTTTGGAGACAAACTACCTAGGGACATACAACATGTTGGAATGTGCTAGACAAGTAGGTGCTCGTAGATTTATAAATTCATCTACATCTTCTTCTTATGGTTTAGCAAATGAACCACCATTACAGGAGAACATGACACCCGATTGTCTCAATCCTTATTCTGCAAGTAAAGTAGGAGCTGAATCATTATGTCACATGTATTTCAAACTGCATGGACTGAGAACTATAACACTGAGGTACTTCAATGTTTACGGTCCTCGTCAACCTCTAAAAGGACAGTATGCACCAGTGATAGGACTGTTCGAGGAGCAAGCAAAACGTGGAGAACCGTTGACTATAGTTGGAGACGGAGAACAACGTAGAGACTTTACTCATGTAAATGATGTAGTAGATGCTAACATGAATGCTATGATGACAAACTATTCTGGTATGGTTGTAAACATTGGTACAGGTGTAAATCATTCTGTCAATGAAGTTGCATCTTACATCTCTGACAATACTGTAAATATTCCTGAACGATCAGGTGAAGCAAGAGAAACTCTTGCTAATATAGAGAGAGCAAATATATTATTATCATGGGAACCTAAAATTACATTGGAGGATTACTTTGATCCCAATACCCTTATTTGAATTACTAATTCTTTTACTTTCTTTATTATGGTTACAAGTGTTTCTTTGGAATTCGGGGGTGTATAGGAATGAAAAGCCTAAAAACTCCTCTAAGATATCCAGGCGGAAAAAGTAGAGCAATCACCAAGATGAGTCAGTTCTTTCCTGACTTGAATGGATACTATCAGTTTAGAGAACCATTTTTAGGAGGTGGTTCTGTTGCCTTGTGGGTAACAAAACAATATCCAGATCTACTTGTCTGGGTAAATGATTTGTATGAACCATTATATAATTTTTGGAATCAAGTACAGATCAGAGGTGATTTGTTACAGGAACAATTATTAGAAATCAAAACAAAAAACAATGACAGAGATAAAGCAAAAGAATTATTTCAAACTGCTAAAGAAGAAGTTGGAGATAGATCACTGTCCGATCAGCACCGTGCAGTCAGTTTTTATATTGTCAATAAGTGTAGTTTTTCTGGTCTCACTGAGTCGAGTTCTTTTTCTGCACAAGCTTCAGAATCAAATTTCTCCATCAGGGGAATTGAAAAGCTTAGTGGATATAAAGAACTAATCAAGCATTGGAAAATTACAAACTACTCATATGATTTTCTATTGAGTGGTGTTCAAACGAAAGTAAAGGATGCATTTATATACCTTGACCCACCCTATGAGATAGGATCTCATTTGTATGGTAAGAAGGGTGACATGCACAAGTACTTTAATCACGATGACTTCTCTAAAAAATGTAGTGAGTGTCGTCAAGACCTTTTAGTAAGCTACAATTCTTCACAATTGATAAGGGATAGATTCAGTGATTGGAAGGCTATTGAGTATGAACATACATACACTATGCGATCCACATCTACATATACTAAGGCACAAAAAAATAGAAAGGAGTTAGTCTTACTCAACTATGATCTCAACTAAGTACCGATTAAAACTTACTGATATATGTTGTAGACTTATGACAACAAATGGGGTTTCAGTTTCTTTAGAGGAAAGGATTTGGATGAATAAACTATGCGAACACAATGCTCAAGCAAAAGAAATTGCAGGAGCAATGTTATGCCCAGACTTTTACGAGGTAGACTAATGGAAAAACTATGGGACGACTCCAATTGGAGAGAGGAATCTATTCCTTATCATAGTGGTAAACAAGAAGAGTTGCTTAAGAATGGACCTAAGAGTCTTTCTCAATCATGGCAGATGGCAGCAATGTATAATGAATGGAAGAAAAGAAATGGTTATAGAGAACCAGAACCACCAAATGTATCTTCTTCAATGAAGGAGTACTTCCAAAAAGAACAGGAGTTTCTACAAGAATGATGACCGAACCAGTATCTGACCTCTACGAGGATATGCGTCAATTGAATACTCTTTACGAAGAGTTATGCTGGCAACATGATGAACCACTTGAATTTATCCCTGATTATGACAACAACAGAATCATCGTCCAACCAAAAAATAGAAGAGTGGATACTTGATTTTCTAAGTAAACCCAATTCTGCTTTTGATAATTTACCACCATGTCCTTATGCTAAGAAGGCATGGTTAGATGGTAATGTTGAAGTAAAAGAATTTGTATCTTTTCGTGATCTTCGTAGTGATATAAAACAATGGGATAAGGAAGTTATAATATATCTTTTCCAATACACTATGCTACCTAGATGTAGTGAGTTGCAAAGGTTAGCTGCTTCTTTCAATGAAGAGTTTCCTGATTTTTTATTTCTTGAAGAGCATCCAGATCTTATAGAGGATGTTGGTGGTGTTGTTGTAAATGAGGGTGAACTCTGTATGATGATAGTGCAGAAAAGAAAACCTTTAGAGGATGCTAGAGAAGAGTTGATGAAGACTGGTTACTATGATAACTGGACACCCCAGATGAAGGAGAGGATCATTGACCGTTGAACTAAAAGATTGGTTGAACTCAATCAACTCCAACAAAAAGAATCTTATTGATGAAGACCCACTTCTAGAACAGAAGTATCTTCCCTATGTTACTAATAGATGTATGTCAGGTCATCTTGATTGTATAATGTATGCCAATGAGATGAATATAAATCCTAATCTTGACAAGAAGCTACAATATGACTTTTATCTAAATACTCTCAGGTCTAAGAAGAGATTCTCTCCTTGGTTGAAAAAAGAAGAACAACAGAATCTTGAATTGATTAAATCATACTATGGTTATAGTAATGAAAAAGCAAGACAAGCTCTCTCCCTTCTAACCGAAGAACAGATTACATTTATTAGAAATAAACTTGAAACTGGAGGATTGAGATGAGTGGGATGGAACCTGAATACTTGTGGTCACCTGAAAAAATGGTGGAAGTATTATTATCAGAACCAGATGATTTCTTAAAGGTTAGAGAAACCCTTACAAGAATTGGCGTAGCGTCTAGAAAAGAAAAGAAGTTATATCAATCATGTCATATACTGCATAAGCAGGGCAAGTATTATATTGTCCACTTCAAAGAATTGTTTGCACTTGATGGTAAGAAAGCAAACCTAAGTATCAATGATGTCCAAAGAAGGAATAGAATTATTCAACTTCTTTCTGACTGGGGATTAGTTACTCTCAAAAATGCAGATCTAGTAACTGACATAGCACCACTAAATCAAATCAAAGTCATATCTTATAAAGATAAGAGTAACTGGATACTAGAAACTAAGTATAATATTGGTAAGAAGAAAGCACCTGAGGATTGACATACTCTCGTAAAATTATTGATGGAAAGGGTGACAATGTTGTGTATACTCTAACTCTGCGAAAAGAAATTCTTTTTGCTGATGGATTGGATCAGCATGATAAGTATGAAGATCTAAAACGTTTGCAACAAGAAAATTTCAATAGAGTAAAGATCCCTAAGTTTACTTTGAAGTGGGATGGTAACACATTGATATATGAATCAGAATTTATCAATGGTGATTTCGTTACAAGCATCCAAGATTATAATATTCTATACGAAGATATAGTTCTAAGAGATTCTGATTATTCTTTTATAGGTTCTAATCGTAAGAATTTTATAAAAGATTATCGTGGTGACATATACGCTGTTGATTTAGATGAGTATGGTTTCTATCCATATGAGGTTAGGAAAAAGAAGTGGGATAATGCATTGAAATATTATGCATGTATACTAGAACACTATAGAGGTGCTAATCAATTACAGGTGGAGATATATGGTGATGGTCAGTATCAAACTAAACTAAAACAAGTTATCGAAACTATGTTTAGTGCAGATATAAAAGAACTACCTGGTGATTTTGCATGTGTGATTGATGGTAAACGTCTTACTACATTGCAAGAAGCATTAGATTATTTGAGAGATTTATATTCTGAGATTAGGATTCAAATGAAGTTAGATGCTGGTAGGTCAGACCACCACCACTATGGTGCTGGCAAGGAATCCCCCCTGTTTGATAGAAACAACCGAACTCTTAGTATAGGATAATATTATATAATTAGTAATGTCGCCTAACGGGACATTATACTAGACGCTCAAAGAGGTCACTATGTTTAACGAAGCAAACAGCATTACTTTGACTGTGCCTGAAACTCAGGACTATCTGTCAAAGATAAAAAGAAATATGATTGGGGCTGAAGATTGGTTCACAACCTTCGATCAACATTTTTCACAACAGAATAATTATCCACCATACAATACAGTCAAACTCAGTAATCATGAGTACCGTGTAGAGGTGGCACTTGCAGGATTCAAGAAAGAGGATCTAAAGGTATATACCCAAGAGGGTAAACTTGTCATAGAAGGTGAGAAGAGTGGTGAAGAGAAAAACTACATGCACAGAGGATTAGCACAACGTGCGTTCACACGTACATGGGCTTTACCTGATGATCTAATAGTCAAGTCTGTCAATTTTGAAGATGGATTACTTTTAGTTGATATCGATAGAGTTATTCCTGATCACCAGCAACGAAAAGATTGGCTCTAAATATAGTGTAGACTTGTGATGGTCCATTGTATTCAAGAGTTCTAAAACATATAAAACCAAAAGACCTTAGAGAAAGTATATCTCTTAGGTTTACAGATGTCCTCAATCCAGTCTTCTGGATTGGGGATTCTCTCAAGCCTGAGGTTAGAGAAGCATTGATGAGATTTGCAAAAGCATTTGCTGCTTATGTAGATCTTGATGATAGAGCAATTGCAGATGTAATATTGCTTGGTGGTAATGCAGGATATAATTATACTGCTATGTCTGACTTAGATGTACATCTTGTTGTGGATCCTAAGTATATTCCTGACTGCAATCCTGATTTATTGGATGAGTTCTACATGGATAAGAAAACTTTATGGGAGTTAACTCATAAGGTAACTATCTTTGGATCAAAAGCAGAACCTTATATTGAAAGACCTGGTGTTACTCGTAAGAAGAGTCAAGGTGTTTATAGTTTGATGAGACAAGCATGGATACAGAAACCAGAGAAGATGGAAGATGAACTGGATGAAAAAGAATTAGAGAAGAAGGTAAAGGATCTAAAGCATAAGATTGATACCTATATCAAGAATGAGGATCCAGAAGCACTGAATTCATTGGTAAAGAAACTAAGAGTTAGTAGAGGTGTATCATTACAGAAGTATGGTGAGTATGGTTTTGAGAATATGGTTTTCAAAGAGTTACGAAATCAAGGTTATGTTGACAAAATACGTTCAACCGTGGTAAACTTAAAGTCAAGAAGTCTTTCATTATGATCAAAATACTAATGTTGAAAGAGTACTCACTAGTACTCATTGCTCGTATGGAGGAAGTTGGTAGTGAACTTGGTGAACCTGACTGTAAGTTGACAGAACCATATGAAATCAAGGGTGAGTACATGCATCACTGGCCATCATTCTCTATGCAACGTGAGATGATGATTCATTCTGATAGTATACTAACAATACTAGAACCTGATAAGACACACCTAGATAAGTATCAGGCACTCACTGCTAAGAATGTTACAAAAGAATCTTAGAATACTGTGGTTATATCCTAATCAACATTTGAGGGTAACACCTCCTGGTGGTGTAGCTATAATTTCTGCTTGTCTGAAACGTGCTGGATATCATAACATGGAGTTGTTTGATGCAACTTGGTATCCAGTTGATCAAGAAGAAGATTTTGCTAGACCAGATAGAGATCAGGAAAGAACTAAAAGGGGAATGTTTCCTGAATATAAGTGGGAACGAGATGATCTCGATCCTTCTTTTTTCATGCTTGAAGATACTGACATGTATACTGCATGGAGAAAGAAGGTATTAGAATTCAAACCAGATGTAATAATATCTTCTGTGGTAGAGGATACTTATTATCTGTGGAAAAAATTTATGAGTAAGGTTAGTGATATAGAATTTGTAAATGTTGTTGGTGGTGTTTTTGTTACATATGCTCCTCAGGTTTTTGAAGGTAAGTGTGATTATATCTGTAGAGGAGAAGGAGATGAAGCAATACCAGAACTAATGGATTGTATTAGTGAAGGTAAAGATGGTCATCATCTACCTAACATTCATCCTAATCCGATGAGAACTGCTTGTAATGTAAACAAACTACCAATTACAGATCATGATATATTTCCAGAAAAATCATTATACAGACCATTCCAAGGTAAGATAGTAAAGATTGGTGTGACAGAAACACAACGTGGATGTCCATTCAAATGTAAGTTCTGTAACTCACCATCTAATGCAGGATTATATAAGGAGGAAACAGATAGTTTGTTCTTCAGAAAGAAAACTGTTGAGCATCAAGAAGCAGAGTTGAAACATCTAATAGATCATCATAAGATAGAGTTGCTGTGGATCTTGACAGATACATTCCTTACAATGTCAAAACGAGGTTTTGATGACTGGGCAGAGATGTATTCAAAGTACAAAATACCTTTCTTTACTCAAACAAGACCAGAGTTATTGACACCATATCAAGCAAGGACATTGAAAGAACTTGGATGTCAGAAGATTAATATGGGTGTAGAACATGGTGATCCTCAGTTTCGTAAGGATGTTATAGGTAGAATATATCAGAACGAAAGAGCGATAGAAGCATTTGCTATTGCTAGAGAAGCAAATCTTTCTACTACATGTAACTTCATCATAGGATATCCATATGAGACTATGGAACATTGTATGAAGTCAGTTGAACTAGCAGCACAGTTAGGATGTAATGATACTAATGCATTCATATATACTCCTTATCATGGTACACCCATGAGAGATATGTGTGTTGAAGCAGGATTTATAGAGAATGATTTGATAGTTGAGATGCGAAGTGATGATCAAGGATCATACCTAAACATGCCAGCACCTTATATGAGTAGAGAAGAGATACAATACATGTTTAATAACTTTGTCAGATTGTTTAGAGAACGTGAAAAGGAGTTGCAAAGTTCTTCATCTTTTGTTAGACTAGACACTCCTACAGAAAAGATACACGCAGGATGAGATATTACACCAACGTCCAGATGGTTGGGAATGATTTCCTAGTCAGAGGGTATGAAGGTGGGAAGAGTTTTACATCTAGGGAGAAGTTTCAACCTACGATGTTTGTTCCTAGTAAAAAGAAGACAAAGTATAAAACATTAGATGGTCAGTATGTACAGAGTATTCAACCTGGTACTGTACGTGAGACTAGAGATTTTATAAAGACTCATGGTGATGTGGATGGGTTTGAGATATTTGGTAACAACAGATATATCTACCAGTATATTTCTGAGAAGTATCCAGAGACTGAAATAAAATTTGATATAAAGAAGATGAACCTTGTCACCATTGACATTGAGGTTCAGTCTGAGAATGGGTTTCCTACTGTAGAGAAGTGTGATGAAGAGTTGCTGCTCATATCTTTACAGGACTACAACACAAAGAGGATTCTAACTTTTGGTGTAGGACCATATAGGACTCAAGATAAGATGGTCAAGTATGTCCAGTGCAATGATGAGCATGATCTTATACAACACTTTATAAATTACTGGAGTCATAACCCACCAGAGGTTGTGACTGGATGGAACTGTCAGCTATATGACATACCATATCTTGCTAAAAGGATTACCAGAGTACTTGGTGAGAAGGCAATGAAGAAGTTATCTCCGTGGGGTTTGGTAACTAATGAGGAGATTTATATGATGGGCAGACCTCAACTTGTATATGATATTGCTGGTGTAACTGTTCTTGATTACATGGATCTGTACAAGAAGTTTACATATAAAGCACAGGAGTCTTATAGATTAGATTATATTGGTGAGGTAGAACTGGGCAATAAGAAATTAGATCACTCAGAGTTTGATACCTTCAAAGACTTTTATAAAAAAGGATGGAATAAGTTTGTAGATTACAACGTACAAGACGTTAGAATTGTTGACGGTCTTGAGGAGAAGATGAAACTCATCGAACTTGCTATCACTATGGCATATGATGCTAAGGTGAACTTTACTGATGTCTTCTATCAGGTTCGTATGTGGGACATGATTATATACAACGACCTAAAGAGAAAGGGGATAGTTATACCACCCAAGAAGGATCAGGATAAGAGTGAGAAGTATGCTGGTGCATACGTAAAGGAACCTAAACCTGGTATGTATGATTGGGTTGTATCTTTTGACTTAAACTCACTGTATCCTCATCTTATAATGCAGTACAATATATCACCAGAAACTCTTCTGGATGATAGGTTTCCTAATGTCAGTGTAGATAAACTTCTCAATGAAGAGGTTGATCTATCCTCACTTGAGGATGTTACTGTGTGTCCTAATGGTGCTATGTTCACCACTAAGACTCGTGGGTTTCTTCCTAAACTTATGGAGAAGATCTACAGTGAGAGAGTTGTCTTCAAGAAGAAGATGATTCAAGCAAAGAAAGATTATGAAAAGAAACCAACCAAGGCACTTGAGAAAGAAATCTCAAGGTGTAACAATATTCAGATGGCTAAAAAGATTCAACTGAATAGTGCCTATGGTGCTATTGGTAATCAATACTTTCGGTATTATATGTTAGCAAATGCCGAAGCTATTACTCTTGGTGGTCAGTTCTCTATTCGTTGGATAGAGAATAGAATGAATCTCTACATGAACAAAGTACTAAAAACGGAGAACAAAGATTATGTTATCGCATCTGACACCGATTCTATTTACTTGCATCTTGGTCCTCTGGTTGAAGTCATATTCAAAGACAGAGAGAAAAATACTGAGAGCATTGTTTCGTTCCTTGATAAGATCTGTGAGGTGGAATTTGAAAAGTATATTTCGAGTTCTTATGAAGCGTTGGCCACATACGTAAATGCTTATGATCAGAAGATGTTCATGAAGCGAGAGACTATTGCTGAACGTGGTATATGGACTGCTAAGAAAAGATACATGCTCAATGCTTGGGACATTGAAGGTGTTAGGTTTGCTGAACCTAAACTGAAGATGATGGGTATTGAGGCAGTCAAGTCATCTACACCTGCACCATGTAGGAAGATGATCAAAGATGCTATCAGTATTATTATGAATGAGTCTGAGGATAACGTTCAGAAATATATCAGGAAGATGAGATCTGATTTTCGTAACATGGATCCTGCTGAGATTGCTTTTCCTAGAACATGTAACAATGTTGAGAAGTATAGTAATAGACTAACAATTTATTCTAAGGGTACTCCTATGCATGTTAGAGGATCATTATTATTCAACCATTATTTAAAGCAGAAAAACTTGGAGGGTAAATATAATGTAATCAACAACGGTGAAAAGATAAAGTTCTGTTACCTCATGAATCCTAATCCGATTCATGAGAATGTGATCTCATTCATTAGTGAGTTTCCTAAAGAGTTTGGTCTGTCACATTATATTGATTACGATTTGCAGTTTGAAAAATCCTTCATTGAACCATTGAAGGCTATACTAGATTCAATAGGGTGGTCTGTAGAAAAAACAGCAACTCTGGAATCTTTCTTTGTTTAGTGCTATAATGTAAACGTTATCTATTTTCTATGGATTTACCAATCAACGATAAAGACTTGGCTACAATTCTCAAGTCTCTCACACTTGGAGGTGACACATCACTGTACAACAGATTAAAAATTGTAAAGGAAGTAAGGGATGATAATCCTGGTGGTCCTTACAAAAAGATAATTAGAGAAAAGTATGGTATGGTAATCTAATGAGAGAACAACTTATCAAAGCACTCTTGGCACATGCTCAAGGGGATATACAAAAACACTTAGCAAACGTTGAGGTTTATCTTTCTAACCCTGCTGGTATTGGAGAACACTCTGATATAACAGAAGCAATTGAAACTGAACTGAATATCATCGCTAAGTATAAAGATCAAATTGACGTTATCAACAAGTATCTAAAATGATTTTTCTATCAAGACCATCAGTGTATAATTTACCTGGTACATGGGAGAAACAACCTGATGCTATAGTTCCTCATCTAAATCTTACTCCTGATCAAGGATTCATTTTGTTCTTTGGTCTAGTGGTTATAGGTTTAGTTGCTTATGGACTATACCTTACAGTAGGAGCAGGTAAGAAGAACCTAAGAGATCAAATAGATGAACATTCTAAGATGCATGAATTGGGTATAGCACATGGGCATGGTGGTAATAAAGATGCCTATGAGATGTCTGGTAAACTTGAACATAAACATAATGATCTTTGAAAAATTGAGTCTTGTTACTGGTGGGTTTGATCCTATCCATTCAGGACATCTTCGTTATTTTGAACAAGCAAAGGTTGAGTCAGACTATCTCGTTGTAGGATTGAATGGTGATCCTTGGTTGAAAAGAAAAAAAGGACAATACTTTCAATCTTGGACTGATAGAGCAGACATACTTCGCCATCTAAACATGGTGGATGCTGTTATATCTTGGGATGATTCAGATGATTCTGCCTGTGGTGCTATAGAAAAGTGTTTGGAAATATCTGATCAGGTAGTATTTTGTAATGGTGGTGATAGACACAATGAAAATACTCCTGAGTATGATAGATTTGTTGATGATGATAGAGTTATCTTTAGGTGGGCAGTTGGTGGGTTAGCAAAAATAAACAGTAGTTCTTGGATACTACACAATTATTTTGAACGTCAACGTAAATTATTAGGTATTTGACATGGATTTTTTAAAAGAAATAGTAAAGGAAATTGGATCTGACTATGCTAGAGTGGCAGCCGATAAAGAAACTACTGAAACATATATCGACACGGGATCACTTATCTTTAATGGATTGGTTTCTGGTTCCCTTAGCGGTGGTGTTAGTAGCAGTCGCATTACTGCCATCGCTGGTGAAACCTCTACTGGAAAAACTTACTTTGCCCTCGCAGTTGTCAAGAATTTCTTGGACAATAATCCTGACGCTTATGCTCTGTACTTCGATACTGAATCTGCTATTAACAAAGAGTTATTAGAGTCTCGTGGTATAGATACTAAACGAATTGCTATAGTTGAAGTAGTTACTATTGAAGATTTTCGTGGTAAGGCACTGAAAGCAATTGATATGTATTTGAAAACCCCTACAGAGGATCGCAAACCATGTATGTTTGTGTTAGACTCTTTAGGTATGCTTTCAACAGAGAAAGAAATACGAGATGCACTGGATGATAAACTAGTAAGAGACATGACAAAATCTCAACTAGTTAAAGGTGCATTTAGAATGCTCACACTCAAATTAGGTCAAGCAAATGTCCCACTCATTGTCACAAACCATACGTACGATGTCATCGGAGCTTACGTACCAACTAAAGAAATGGGAGGGGGTTCGGGACTCAAGTATGCAGCGAGT